TGAACTCCTCCTCGATGGAGTCCACCATAAGGACTGCCCTCATGACCCTCAACGCCCAACTCCCAATAGTCCTCGACGCGACGCAGATCAGCTGCTTTCGGTCGTGCCCTCAGAAGTTCTACCTTGAGTTCTGCCTCGGCCTCCGCCCGCCGGGGCTCTCGATCGACCTCCATTCGGGGGCCTGCTTCGCCTCGGCGCTCGAAGAAACCTACCGCCAAATCTACCTCCACAAACGCTCCCTCTCAGAGGCGCTCGAACGCGCCCACGCCAAGTTCCTTCTAGAATGGGGCAACTTCGAGATACCCGAATGGAAGCGCACCGCCAAGACCCTCGATCGCATGTGGGAAGCTGTCGTCGGCGACGGCACCCCGGAGGGCCGCGGCTACTTCGAGGAATACCCTCCGCTCTCAGACGATGTGAAGCCCTACATCGCGGCCGACGGCCACCCTACTCTGGAATACACCTTCGCCATCCCCCTCGAACCCGCCGTCCACCCGAGGCACTTCGAACTCAAACCAGGAAGCACAACGGAGGCCATCGAAGCAGACAGCTACGGCCCCGGCGTGTTCCCACTTCATCCGTCGGGGCAGCCCTTCCTGTATTGCGGCCGCTTCGACATGCTCGGCGAGAAAGACGGCAAACCCATCCCCCGCGATGAGAAGACCACCGGCGCCGGCCCCTCGCTCGATTGGGCTCGCAAATGGCAACTCCGCTCACAATTCATCGGCTACGTCTGGGCGCTTCAGCAATGCGGCCTCGACGTCGACTCCGTATGCGTCCGGGGCGTCTCCATTATGAAGGAGAAAATCCGCCACATGCAGCAGATACAGACCTACTCCGCCGCCCTAATCGAACGCTGGCACGAGCAACTCCGTCGCGACGTCTGGCGCATTAGGCGCGCCTGGGACGAACGCTACTTCGACTTCAACCTCGCCGAGTCCTGCACCGCTTACGGTAACTGCATCTTCATGGATGCCTGCACCTCTCGCGAGCCCGAGCAATGGCTGGGCGAGATGCAAGTGCGCCGCTGGAATCCCCTCCAAAAGAACCCAGTCGCCTCCCCCACACCGCACCTGGAGTCCGCAGCATGAAGATACTTGCAATCGCCCTTCTGGTCGCCTTCACCACTTCCGCCGGCGCAGAGATCTGCCTCAAGAAACCAGATCACACCTCTATCGAAAAGCGGGGCGGCTACCGCTGGCTCTGGCGCTTCGTAGACGAGAAGAAGTGCTGGTACTATTCGAACCTCGCCCTCCCCCGCGACGAACTCGTCTGGAGCTTCACCGAGGAGGAGTTCAACTCCGACATCGACCGCATTCTAGAGCGCAAGTTCTACAAACCCATCCTCGACGAGAACCAACTGCTGATCGAGGCTGACTGATGGACACCGAGGGCTGGCAACTGACCGGTAAGCTGCGCTGGCTAGAGGCGTCCAACGTGCCCCTTGTCTTGCAGCAGGAATGGTCACGGCCGAGGCGCAACTGGCAGTACGGCGAGCCTGGTCTCGATTACGAATGGCGCAACGTGCCAGTGGAGCGCGAGCTATGACGAAGATCGACAACAGAGACGAGGTAGAGGCGATGGTGAAGGCCCTACACGAACCTGTCATGTTGCACACCGACGCCGAACAAACTAACGCACAGCGACGTGCTGCTGCTGCTATGATCGGATACCTCACTCGCCAACTGGCAGAGGCGCAGGCTGCGCTGCAACAAATAATCGACTTGCCAGGAGACGCCATAGACCAAGCGCCGGGAATCGCCATAAACGCACTTGAACAGCAGAAGCCATGCCCTTGCTAAGCTGGGCCTTCGACGCTGGCGACTGGTTCGCCCTCGTCCTCATCACCGCCTCCTTGGCACTACTAATCGAGGCCATCTAATGCCACACAACTCAACCGAAGCCGACCCCACCACAGTCACCATCGCCCTCGTCGTATTGGGCCTCGGGCTCGCCCTACTAGTCGCGTTCTTCTATTTCCTCTATCTCATTCTCGAAGGCTTAGCATGACCCCTCTGTTCCTGATCCTCCATCTCGTCCGCGGCGAGCCCGCGTTCGACATTGCCCAGCGATGCGACGCCTCGGATGGATGGGGCACCACGGGCGATCCCGCCCCCTGGTGGATTATCCCGACCTCGGGCAGGCGCGCCTATCCCTATTACCAATGGCAAATAACACAACTCTGGTTTAATCGTGAGTACGTTCCTACTCTTATAGAGCCTCTCGGGGTCTATCCAGACCACTATCCACTCCCCCTGCCCGCCGAACCGCGCCCCCTCAAGACGCACTCTGAATCTGAACCCCGCCGTCAGGCGGCCGCAACATCTGCGGACATAGATGCCCTGATAGGATAACCAAAGATGATAATCCAACCCCCCTCAACGCTACTCGCGGGCGACAGCGGCAGCGGCAAGACCTCTGCAATCGCCACGCAACTGAAGGCGGGCCTCCACGTCTTCACCATCGTCACCGAGCCCGACGGTGTCTCTTCCCTACTCGACTCGTGTGAGCGCATCGGAGTGCCCGTTGACAACCTCCATTGGGCGCAATGCTTCCCCGCCGCCGCCGGGTGGATGGACCTCGAAGAGATGATCAACAAGGTCTCGACGATGGACCAGAAGCAACTCGCCGACCAGCGCGACATGGGCAAAGCCTCGTTCCGGGCGCCCGCCCTTCGGTTCCTGAATGCCTTTAAGAACTTCCATTGCGATCGCACCAATCAGGACTACGGCGACTTCACCCAATGGGGCGACGACTGCATCCTCAACGTCGACTCCTTCTCCGGCTGGTGCACAATCGGCTTCGGTTGCACAGTCGGCTTCAAACCGACGGCGAACCCCGGCGAATGGGGCATCGCACAGAACTTCGTCTACAACATGCTTATGAAGATCAACTCGGATCGCAAGTGCTTCTTCAACATGACCGCCCACATCGAGAAAGAGGTCGACGAGATGTCAGGCGTCAAGAAGGTCATGGTAAGCGCGATCGGAGCGAAGCTGGCGCCGAAGATTCCGAAGTTCTTCGGCGACGTCATCAAGTGCGAGCGCCTCACCATTACCGACGCAAAGGGCCGCCAAAGCGCCGACTTCATCTGGTCTACCCTCGACCCCGGGATGACCCTCAAAAACAGGGCGCTGCCGGTGTCGGCGCGCCTGCCAGCAGACTTTCAACAAATAGTCGACGCATACCAACGCAGGTTGCGCTCGGCGACGCAATCGGGCAACGGAGCAAACCAGCCACCTGCTCCGACGCCGGTAAGCACGCCCACAGCGGTCGTGCCTCCGGCGGCCCCGATGACTCCTCAAACAGGTGGCAAACAGGAGTGGAAGTAATGAACGACTTTGACCCAGACGCTTTTATGAGCCAGACGATCGACGCCCCTCTCGACACCGAGAGGACGCTCATTCCGGCGGGCGAATACCGGATGTCGATCGGCGACTTCACCCGCGACGCATTCGAGACGATCGAATTCGAATACAAGCGCGGCCCGCTGGCCGGCGAGCAGGGGCACTTCACGAAGTTCAACTGCCCCCTCATCATCGACGACGAGGCCGTCAAGAAGGTCACCGGGCTCGACCAGCCTCGGGTGATCTTTAGCTGCAATCTCGACCTCGACGAGAACGGCCAGCTCGCCTGGGGGCCGAATAAGAACATCGACCTCGGCAAGCTCCGCCACGCAACCGGGCAAAACAACCCCGGCCCATGGAGCGCCTCGCAGCTGCGCGGGGCGGGTCCCTTTATGGGCAAGATCGCCCATCGCGAGGGCAAGCGCAAGGACGGAACTCTCTTTAAGCTGGCCGAAGTCGTTCGCTTCGCCCCCATTCGGTAACTCCCTAGGGGCCTCCCCCTAAGGAGTAACTTGGGGCCGAACTAGGGGGACCGTTAGCCCTTGGTTCGGCCTCCTTTTCGCCCTCAATAGGAACCCCCTACCATGACGACCCTCGAACAGATCGAACTCGTCATCCTTCGAGCCCGTACTCGACTTCGCTCTTCTGGCAACACCGTCGGGGACGAGATAATAGCCGCCCTCGCAAAGGAGCTTCGTGAGATGATTGTCGACCTCGAAAAGCGCCAGGAGCGCCCCCGACAGGAGCGCCCCCGATGAAGATCATTTCTCTCTCCGACGTCGTTGTCGAGCGCCGCCAACGCCGCGAAATCGACCCTAAGGGACTGGCCGAACTCCAGCAAAGCATCTTGACGGTCGGCCTCTTACATCCCCCAGTGATGTGGCAGCGGCCCGATGGCAAATGGCTCCTCTCGGTGGGGGAGCGCCGCCTCCGCGCCATTCAAGCCCTCACTATGACAAGCAAGTCTTTCCGCCACTCAGACTTGGAGATAGCCAACGGCTTTATCCCTATAACGCCGCTGGGCGAATATCTCGACGAGATTGGGCGCTTCGAGGCCGAGTTCGACGAGAACATCCAACGCGCCGAGCTGCCCTGGCAGGACCGCGTCCAGGCGCTCGCCGACCTGCATAAGATGCGCCTCACCTCTAACCCACAGCAGACCTTATCGGAGACGGGGGCCGAAGTCGTAAAGCGATCCGCAACTCTAAATAACGTAGCGGCCGCCCGGATCGCCGTTAGCGACGCAATGACAATCGCAAAGCACCTCGACGACCCCGCCATCGCCGCGGCCCGCAACCAAAACGAAGCTCTCAGCCTTATCCTCAAAAAGGAAGAGGAGGCTCTCAACACCGAACTCATCAAGCGCCAACTCAAGAAGATGTCCAACGCACCCACCCTGGAGATACGCCATGCCGACCTCACCCAGCTGTTGCCGACGCTTGCGACGGAGCCTTTTGACCTCATCCTCTGCGATCCCCCATATGGCATCACTGCGGGCTCAGCGGGCTTCCGCAACCGGACGGTCCACCACCACAACTATGTCGATACAGCTGACGTGGCGCGAGAAATCGCCCGCAGCATCCTCGCCGAAGGC